CAAGAAAAAGAGAAGCCACCCACCCTATTGCAGGTGGCCCTCCTTTACTCATTCAAGAGGTCTTTAAGGATAGACTTTGCTGTTTTCTCCTTAATCTCCTTGCTTCCGTGCCTCGGTATTGTTGTTCTCGCTCCTGTTTTAGGATTAAGCCAAACATCATGCGAAGCACCATGTCGTTTCAAAAGGCATCCTGCCTTCTTCAACTTACGAATAAGTTCTGAATGTTTCATAAAATAAAAGAGCTCTTTGTTTTAATCACAATGCAAAGATAACAAAAAAGTAAGCAACCACCAAATATTTTGCTTACTTTTTTGTTATCAATAGAAGATTTAACACTTTTAATGGAAATATCAAACGTCTACAAATAAATCTGTTACATCGCAACCTATTGCTTGTGCAATATCATAAAGAAAGCTTAAGCGCATATCTTGTGCCATACGCCAGGATAGCGTACGTTCTTTCAATCCTAATTTATCGGCGATCATCGGAATTGTAACTCCATGCTGATGCGCCACTCTCACAATAGCAATTTTTTTCATCATCTCACTTTTTTAGTTAGAAATTCGGCTGCTTTCCGCAAAGATGTTGCGAGCTTAATATTATCAAATTCGCCTCTATTTAGAACAAGTCGCCAACACGGAGCCTTTGTGCGTACAAGATACAACTCACTTTCATCCTCACTAAATTCAAAAACAAAAGTATCTTTGAAGCATATAGCACCATGATAACGTGCAACCCATTCGCCCATCTCTCGCATGATACGAGCAAGTTCTTGTGGCGTGTGACTGACATCTTCAAGAGGTGTAACATTCTGACTTTCGTTGAACAACCCCTCATCAAAAGTGATAACAATGCCGTTCTCCCTATCCGTCAGTACCCAGCCATTAGGCCGGGTGCTGCTCTTTTGTAATATGTATTTATTCATTCATCAAATATTTTCTAATTTCTGAATTAATAGGTTCAAAACCAAATCTTGCCGTAAAGAGTCGATTAAACATCTTGCTTCTACGCTTGCGACGCTTATCTCCACTGCTTGCCTGGTCGCCGTATGCATCTGCCTCATTCCACATCTTCTCTACTTCCTCCTTATTTGCATCAACAATCGCTTTCAACTTTTCGCATTTTGCATTATAGATTGCAACAGCTTCTTCGCGTTCTTTTTCAGCAGCTAAATGAAACTTGAACCGCTCTTCAGTAAGTTTCATTTTCGCATTAAGACGCTTAGTCATCAGGCCTTTTAGCGTGCCTTTAATTTCTATCTGTAAATATTCAGCGACTACTTCGACTACATCATATATATCATAAACGTGACCATCAATATCTTTCAGATAAAAACATTTATCGTTGTGTCTGTTAGGTGCGCCAAAATTTGGCTCATGGTCAGATACTCTAACTTTAAGATTGTTGTAATATACATAAATAGAACCAGTACCAGCAGTGTGAACTCTAACGCCGTCTAATTTCTTTAGAAGAGTTTCAATTGTTGTCATAATCCTTACAGTTGTTATGGTGTGTCTCACCTTTTAATTGTTGTTGTTAATTGATTACATTGCAAAGATAAGATAAAAAATTAAATCCGCAAGTTATATTTGCGGATTTAACACTATTTTAACACAAAATATTAATTTATCTCCGAAAAGGAGCTTTATACTCTACTTTTCAAAACAAAGCCCATGCGTCGAGGTCGATATCAGGATGTTCCCAAAACTTCTCGACACGACAATAAAGCGCATCTATTTGCGCAGACGATAAAGACTTTATTTTTTCGCAAAGCGACTTTACATCGATGTTCCACTTTGCGCCGATACCTTCATATAAATCGCTATCCTCCATGTGTGCTATTAGAGCATCTTGCGAATAGCGAAAAGTTTCGTCTTGTGTATAAGTACCATTCAGGCTATCAACAATAGCTTTCCATTCTGAACCTTCGAAACGTCCGCGCAATTCATTCATGCTCGCTTTTTCAATTGCAGAAAGCTTGCGTAAGGAAGCGTTAATCTGTTCATTAAATGAAATACCTTCATTCTTGCTCATTTCGTTGTAGAGAGCGTCATCAATTCTTAATGTTACATTTTTCATGTGCTAATTATTTATTTGTACACTGCAAATATACAAAAGAAAATCAAAAGCGCAAACAAAATCTCGTGCAAAAATGGAACAAATTTGTTTCACTATAAAAAACAAGTGAATTACACGATATAATTATGCCCTCTTACTTCGTAGCAGGAGGGCAGATAGATAACGTTTATTCAATTGTAACACCATCAAAATCCGTGTAAGATGAAAGAAAATTCTGCAATCTCTTAAAATCAGCATCAGAGCAGAAAAAAGTTGCACGTTCGCAACAAAGTCCATTCCAAGAAGAAGCGACCCAGCGAAATGCCTTGATTACTATATCTAACTCGAAAATACTTCTGCATCCTACATTCTGATTTGCATACCATGTGCATTGCACCTCATGTTTTTTGAAACCTTTTTTCATATATATTGCCCGTCATGCCGATAGCGCAGCGTTTAGGTTAAAGTATATATTAAAAATCTGTTACATCGAAAAATCTTACTTCTTCATAAGGTAATTGTGCACCCAGCGAGGTAACATTTAACATAAGGTAATTGAAAGCCTCTTTATAGCTATCGAACTTAGCGTAATTATCAAATAAGTTCATACTTGCCCTTTTAATTTGAGCTATGCTCTTCGCCTTAATAATAGAAGCTTCATCTGCTTTATTGAAAGAAATTTGGTAAGAAGCGTAAAAATAAGTCTTCATAATTTTGAACAGTTGTTATGGTGTGTCTCACCTTTTAATTGTTGTTGTTATTTGTTTACATTGCAAAGATAGAAATAAAAAATAAATCCGCAATACATATTTGCGGATTTAACACTATTTTAACACAAATACATGATTTTAGACCCTAAAAAGGCGTTGTAAGGAATATTTTAAGCAATTAAAGCGATGAGAATACTAAGAAACGATAACAATAAATTGCAAGGCAATTGCTTAAGAAACAGGTAAAATGTTAGTCAAAAAGGGCGTTTTGTTGTCGAGGCTCCGATTTTCGAGGAAATTGGAGCAACAAAACACGGCTTTTATTTCGATTTTGCACGGCCCTAAGCAGTTAAAACGTTGAACTACAGCGAGAAACGTTTTAACTGAAAGAAAAAAGCGAACTTCGCTCTTTTTGTACCCCCCACCGCCCTACGCCCGACATGGCAATTGCCTCTTTGAGTTTAGCGGAATATGTAAAACAAAGTTACTTCAAGGCAATTGCTTGCGGTCGCAAAGGAGGGCACGAAAAAGGCAGGCAACTCAAAAGCTGCCTGCCCACTCTTTTGGAAAACAATCTTATAATTTCCCGTTGTCACGATAAGAATAAAAGTTGCCATCCGTTACGATAACATGGTCAACAAGATAGATGCGAACAGCCTCGCAAGCCTTTTTCAATTGCCTTGTAAGTTTATCGTCAGCCACTGACGGCCTAACACTACCGCTCGGGTGGTTGTGTGCAAAGGCTATCACCGTAGCATTACACAATAAGGCCTCTTTTAGAATAACGCGGACATCAACCGCCGTTTCCGTTATTCCCCCCTCGCTTATCTTTATCGCTTTAATAAGCTGATAGCGTTGATTAAGCAACAACGCACGCCCCTGCTCTACAGATAAATCGCGCATTTTAGGCAAAAGGTACTCATAGATAGCGAGAGAAGAAGAGAATTCTACAATATCATGCGCCTGCTCGGCCTGCCTGCGATTCGCGAGTTCAAAGGCTGCCCTTATACTAAGAGCCTTGCTCTTTCCTATGCCCTCAAAGCGCATAAGTTCAGCCGTTGTCATTCGGGCCAACCTCGCAAGACTTTGCCCACAACTATTCAGTAGCTCCCTGCACAACTCAACAGCATTAAGTTGCGTGCTGCCACTGCCTATGATGATAGACAACAATTCCGCATTAGTAACTACATCGCCCCCTACATTATCGAATTTAAAGCGAGGCTGTTCTTCTTTAACCCAACTACAAATATTAGAATTATTCATGATGATTATTATTTATATTGATTATTTGATTTTTTAGATATACCTTTCACCGACTTAGCAATAAACAAAGCGCCCATAACCTCCGCCCCTGCTTCCTGCAAAAGAGACGCAAAATTTTCCGCCGTTGCGCCTGTTGTAACAAGGTCATCAAATATAATAACCTTGCGCCCTGCAAAGAACTCCTTATCGAAAACAACATGATAGTTGCTGTTATCCTGCACAACATGATTTGCAGTGCGATGCAAGGCCTCACGTTTGCCTAAAATTTGAATGTGTTTCATAGCGTTTTCTTGCTGACAACGGCAAGCAACAACATGAGAGAAATAACTAAAGCGGTGACGATATTCAGCATTAGACGAAGCAGGCACGCACACAATAGTATATTCATTACACTTGTGACCATACCAATTCCACAATGCGCGTACAATTAAATCAGCTGCAAAATTTGCAGCCTCCTTGCGACCACTTTTGAAATTGTAAATAAGGTTACGCACCTTAACAATTTGCTCGCTTGTAGCAGCATACCTTTGAGGTAAATACTCATAAAAATTAATCTTTTTCATATTCATTTGGTTAAAATTCTGGTAATGTTCAAGAGCCTTACTGGAGATTTCCACGTGAGGAGTGAACTTTTTTTTTATTCCGTACAAAGCCCGGTCGCCTTCTTTCGATTTCCGATGCGAGGTTAAGAGGTGGCAGGGTGTCAGAACGCTGGGGTTCTGGCATCTTTTTGGTGTTGGATGCCGTTATTTTTCAGCGCAGCGAAAAATGACGGAGGCTCCGACTGCAAAAAGTGACAGGTTCACAGGTTCAGACAACCGACGCCTCTACCTTTGCATCGAAATCTGAAAGTAGGAGATTGGGATTTGGAAGAAAAAAAAGGTTCGCTACGAACACAAAAACACCGCGTAGCGACCTACTCTCCCCTTTAGGGGCTGGGGGCCTAACGTCCGTTGAACGAAGATACGACAGCGCCTGACATGTTGATATCGAATGTAGGAAATTTCTCTACACCGATTGCAAAAGTGTCGAAAGCGTCGGAGCCGTCGGTACGATTTTCAAGCTTATCTTCTTCAGTCTCAGCAAGCTTCTCCCCTCGCTTATCTTTCTTACCCATGTACACGCCGGCCGTTTGGATAGAAAGGAGAAGATCAGGGTTATTATCTCTATTGAAAAGTAGCTGATGTTTCGCACGGCCTTGAAACATTCTGTTGATGAGCAGCTGCTTTTCAATATGATTCCACTGCTTGCCGATACACACATCATTAACATACCAACCATGCGACTTCAAGCCATTACAAATCACAGCGTGGAAGTCATCATTGCCGACAGCGTAGTTATTGCTGATAAAGGTCGTATCATAGTAGAAAACGACCTGTCGATTAGGGAAATATTCGTAATATTTACAGAAATCTTCAATAAGTTGAGGAAGTTTGCGCTCATACTTTACGTATAGCGAATTTACGACACGCGCCTTGCCGTCATTCCCCAGCTGCCCGACAACGCACCAGTTAATATTAAGGTTCGCATCAAAGGTGATGATGAGCGGTCTGTCAGGTTCAAGATCAGCATCCATTCTGCAGTCGACATCCTGAAGCCGTTTGAAATCATAATCAAGGCCATCGAGATACGACGTTTTTGGCGCAGTGTAGAGATTAGAAGGACGTAAGCAATTATAGAAGCCGTCCATCTGCAGCCCTATACGAAGCCCTAATATGGAGGTTGCAAAGGTGAGTGCAGGCAAGTTACGTTTCTGATCATAAAAGAATTGTTCGCCCAGGATAGCAAGGTTTTCGAGGCTCGAATACTCTTTATATAAAGTAAGATGCCTACGCAGTTCATTAATGGTAGACTGCAATTCATTGATTTTTTTTGCATAATACGCTTGCCTCTCCGGGTATTTAGCTGCAGCTTGCTTGACTTTCCAAATTTGAAAGACGAGTCCCTCGACCACTTCAACCAATTCCGGGTCCATTTGTTTCTCGAAATTCAGGAACCATGATCCTGCTTTCGTTACAGGCATATCGGAGGTTATTGTCAATCCGTGATGCAGGAAGCAGTTCCCGAAATACATCTCATTACCTCGATTAGCCTGAAAAGTTTCATTCTTAAGCTGCTCAAAATCTATGAATTTTGCCTCGTCAATAAGAATTGCATCAAGCGACATAGAGTTACTTGTACCGCTCCTATCTTGCGAGATAAGCGTCACGTATGAACCATTGTAGAACGACACAACATTATCATAACTTTCAGGCTCCCAAATCGGTTTGGCCCAGTTTGAAGCCTTAGCAGGGCGATGCCCAACACAATAAAATAAATCTTTCTTATACCCCCAATTATTCAGGTGCATAAGGATAGAAGGCAAGATGTTTGTAAGACCACGCTTGACGGAGGGAACGACAAAGCCTATCGAGCAGCGAGGCATGAACTGAACAAGGTCAAGCATGCGCTTAGCTTGAATAAGACCTTTACCGATACCACGACCGCACACATCAATGAGGTTGCGCGGAGACATCGCGAGGGAATAATATTGCGCGTCATTGAGATAGATTTTCTTCCTGTCCTGTGTCGCCATCTTCGAAACTATTAATATCTTCTTTCACTTCAACAAAATCTGTATATTCCAGATCAGCGCCGAACCTCTTTTTAAGCTTAGCAATCTTATCACGAAGTCCTTTAACAGGCTTGATGCCGACAACAGAAGGATCATCAGTAGGCTCAATGATAAGCGGTTTAATTTCGCTGTAATCAACAGGAACAGCGTCGATTTCACCAACACGATTATATTTTGCATAATCCGCATTTGCTTTTTCTGCGGACCGAAAATCTTGCGCAGCCATGGCCTTTTTATACACCTCTTCCGTACGTTGATTGAATACATGCCGATGCCATTCTTTCGACTCCTTTTCGATATTACCGATTAAGATCTTCAGCAAGCGCACATCATCATACGCCTCACGCTGCTTGATATCAACATTCATATCAAGATCATGCTTCAAGATCTCGCGAGAAGATTTCAGCGGATAATTCAGCCAAAAAGTGTACAAAGCCCGAAGCCGAATAAGACGTTTTACAACATGTTCCGGCAACATTTTTTCTCGCATCTCATCAATTGAGGCGAAAAGATTTAGTTGATAGTCATCAATATTAGCAGGCAGGCTCATATTTTATTGCAAATCGATTAGCATTTTATTCAAGTCAGAGAAGCATTGTGTAATAGCAGAAGGAGCGCAAGCTTCAGCAAGTTCAAGGTTCTTGCAGCGCAAGTCATTAGCGGTAACCGACATACCCCTCAAAAATGCAATCCGTGCAGGATTACCTTTTGTTTGAATATCAAGCGAAAAGATGTCTTCGTCAATACCCAAAAGGCACCCAATCTGAGTTGCCGGAGTCAGCTGACGCGCTAACTCTTCTATCATTTTCAACTGCTCTTCTGTATATTCCATTTAATTCACAACTATTATCAATTATTTTTTTCAATCCCTCATATAGCGAAAGGAAAATTTCTTGCGATGTAGAGATAATTGTACACTCAGCACGTCCTCCGTAAGTATTATTTTGACTTGAAGCGACCGAAATAGTCTGTCCAGAATCCGTTTGCACAAGCACTATTTTAGAGTGATTCATGGCCAAATAAGCAGCATCAAAGCAATATGACATCAGCTGATTAAGCTTGACCGTCTTCTTTGAAGCTTTTAAGTCTGCAACCATTACAGCACGACGAATAAGTCCCTTTTTACGAAGATTAAGAAAGCCGTTCAAAAACTCTTCGCTCGTTGAAAAAGTCGACACATAGACATCAGCACGCCCAGTCTGTTCGAGTATCCAGCCGAGCAGACCGAGCGTGTGAATGCCAGTACCGAGATAGCACTGCAAAGCAGTACTATTCAGCGGTTTCAAATTCTGTTGTATTTTCTTGCTTATCATCGAAAGAAAGACCTAAGGCAACAAGACTTGTGCGCAAGTCATCACCGATAACAGCACCAGCCTTGCGAATAGTATCAACACGCTGTTGCATCTTCGCAAGCAAATCAGTAAAAGCAGCGCGGTCACTATCAGAAGCACCCTCGCCCTCTACAGCAAGCTTCAAAGTAGCAAGCTTCGATTGATTCTTGCTCAAATAGCTACGTGCAGAATTTACGCTGTTATCAAGTATAGCTTCCGTGTTTTCAGTTGAGGGCGTTGTTGGAGTAGTCGTATCAACGACTGCTTCATCATAAGCAGCCATCTGCTTGAAATATTTAGCGTCCATCGACGCGAGCAGCTGAAGCTTATCATAACGCTGACATGAAGGCAAGTCATTCATCGCCTTTAGTTCCTCAAACAAGGCCTTGATATCCTTATAGAGGTTACCGTTGTCAACCCACAGCTGTTGCACATCTTCAGGCAGTTTATCGTGGTCCTCACGACGGCCTAACTGACGAACAAAGCAAGGCTTCTCGCTATCATCAGAGATATTGACCTGCAAAGGAATAACAGGCTCATTCTCAGTATCAAGCAAAAGGGCATCATCATCCGCAGCAGGTTTGCCATTATCGAGAAGTTTTTCAGCAGTCGGAATAACTTCTTTATCAAGAAGATTCACCTCGTCAAGCGTTAAGCCGTCAAGTCGATATTTAAGATGTTGCTTCAGCTCATAAACTATTTTATCAATAATTGCTTCAGGGCGCTGAAGAGACAAAGAGAGAAAGCGAGCATAAGCTTGATTACGAGGTGCTATACGCAAAAGCAAAGATGCACCTGCAGAAGCAGAATCTAAAGGAAGAGGTTCTTGATTCAACCACTCCTGAATTTCTTTTGTAAATTTAGGATCTACATTCATAATAAAATTATTTTAATAAAGAAGGCACGACGGCAAACGCCGGCCGTGCCTTGAAACAGAAGTTATGTTATAAAACAGAGAAGTTTTAACCGCCAGGAACACCCGCAGCAGGAGGAGAAATCAACTGACCTGTAGCGCCGCTAATTTCGCCGTCATCAGTAACCAGCTTGCCCGGATAGAAAGGTAACGGAACAAGGCTCTCACAAGAAGCCTCTATGCTCGTTTGGTTAGCATCATTTGAACTCTTACCCCACTTCTGCGCAGGCTTCACATTTGTGTGAAAACCTGGATCACCAATGATGCGTGCCTTGCCGTCACGCTGGAAAATAACAATGATAACATCATCGTTATTCATCATAGCGATAGTACCAGTTGCCTTTTCAGCAGTACCAGGTATAGGCAGGGTCGCCTTGTTATTGAAGTGGTAAGAGCCATAAGCACCCACCTGCTCACTTTCAGGCTCCATTTCGTTAGGCATGAGGTCAATGCGGTGAAACTTTGCATCAGCAGCGAGGGCGAAGTCGCCGTCATAAACAGCAACCTTATCTATGTCTGTTGCTTCAGCAAAAGGAAGCTTCGGCCACTTCGCTATCTTAGCCTTTTTGATGAAATAAGCCTTTTCAATTGCGCCAGGCATAGACACCTGACCTTGACAATGCTCGACACTTTTATAGATGTCGGCCATATCTGTACAACTTTTAGCCATATTCTTAGAATTTAGAAATTAAATATTAAGCCTTGTACTTTGCAACAAGCAAGCGTTCTGGGCTAATAGACTCGAACTGACAACCGAAGAACATCGTCATGATGAACTGCAGTACGAATGCTTTATGCTTTTCAACTGCAACAGTTTCATCCTCACCCATTTGATTGAGGCCAACGAGCATGTTGTTCTTTGTAGTCAGATGAATGTAGTCAGAACCACTCTTGTTAGCAAGTGCAACGATTTCGCAACGATTTTCAGAACCCTCCACGAAAGTCTGTTTATACTGCAAGTTGTAAGGGATAGCACCCGTTACAGTCTTGTAGTCATCGTTGTAAGCGTCGAGCACTGAAGGCGGAACGAATAGCTTACATTGCTGATCACGCAAGTGCTCATTAGCAGCACGCCAAATCTTCTTCAACGTATCTACAGCATTCGTTGCGTCAATCTTTGTGACATCAAGCTGCAAGAAATTACCCTTACCTGCTGCGATGTTACCAGCCGTAATTTCGTCTGCGGTAATGGTATCAAAGCCGTTGAAAAGCTCAATGGTCTTAGTACCAGTGTCTGAGCGCTTAGCCTTCCAAACACTCTTGTACAAGTTTTGTCCGACCTTAGAGGAGAGATAGTTCAGCACAGTTCTTGTGATATCAGTTGTCTTCAACCCCTCACCCTTAGTGAGTGCAGAACCGTAAATTGACTGATATACAGAGTTGGGAGAGAAGTTCTTTACTACGCTACCGAAATAGGTGTAAAGCGTACGTGCAACGATGCTTACATCCTCGTCATCCTCTCTATTCTGGTCGTAAGGACCAATTTGCATGTCACCGGTCAATTCACCAACGGTCTCCGAATAGCGAATACCCGTGCGCACGGTAACATGCTTCAAGAATTCACCGAGTGAAAAAACTGGCATCATCAGAATTTCGCGACGGAAAGAAGCAGCACTCTTAGCAAGTGCATCAGGAGTAATAGTTACTTTTGCCATGTTTAGAGATCTTTTACGGTGTTAAACATTTCACGAGCTTTGTTGACAAAACTCAGTTCGTCTTCCTCTTCCTCAGTGTCAGAAGTTTTGTTCTTCGTTTCTTCACCAGGAGCTTTAGAAAGATTAGATAACTTTTCATTCGCTGCAGCGAGGTCGGCATTTGCCTTATCCAACTGCTTTTGCAAATCGTCCTTGGCTGTGTTGGCAGCATCAAGGTCTTTCTGCAAAGAACCAAGACGGTCATCAACAGTCTTGATTTGGTCCTGCGTGAGATTGATAGAACCGTCTTCTGCAGGTGAGAAGCCGTCTTTCACATTCAGCAAGTCCATGACATTTTTGAAAATTTTAATCATGTTTTTTACAGAATTAGCGGGATTGTTAGAGAAAAAAGCCTTAACCGCCTCCACCGACTTTTGGATAAACGATTTTGTTGGATTTCCTTTCTCATCAACGACCTCATCAGCAGTAGCTGTAGGGAAAGGAGGTAGACCAAATTCTTGAAATATATTGTTATTAAAATGGTTGCGGATAGAATTAGCTTTGCGTGCAGCATCATCATCTTCGCGGATCTTATCAATGAGACCGAAATCAAGTGCATCTGAAGGAGAAAGCCATGCAGCCTTTTGCATCTTAGCCATGCAGTCCTCGACCGACTTTCCGTTTTTCTTAGCATAGAGAGAAGCGATGACCTTATCTATCGTATTCAGATCATCACGCTCCTTTTGATATTTTGCTATCAGTTCATCAAGCTGCTCTTTATTAGCAGACTGCCATTCCATCACAGCTGTTGAAGCATTATGAATAAGCATCAAAGAACCATCAACCATATCAACAGATTTCGCACCCATTGTTAAGAAAGTAGCTGCGCTTGCGGTCATACCAAGGATGTGAATATTCACTTTTCCATGATCCTTAATCATCTGATAGATTTGAAGACCAGCATCTACATAACCACCAGGCGAAGAAACAGCGATATCTACTTCTTCGTCTTGGTGTTCATTCAGGAAGTCACGCACCATCTCAGCGGTCGTGCCTCGTTGGCCCGTCCGCCAATCAAATACAACA